TGTCCAAGCGTCGTGAGCATGGCTTTCACGTCGTCGTATGACTCAGCCAAGGGGAACGCATCGACCTGCAGGTTGCCGGCGCCGTCTTCTGTTTGGATGAAGATAGGCTTGGGCGCCTGGCTTGCCAGGGTGGTTTTGCCGACGCCTGCATTGCCATAAACCACAAATTGGATGGCCTGCGGCATGCTGGTCTTGCTGATGGTTGATAGATCAAACGCCATGCGGTGCCTCCTTAACCGTGATGCCCGGCTTCTGAGGTCGCGCGACAAAACACTTGGCGATGGCTTTGTAAGTGTCGACTTCGTTATTCATCAAATAACGCAGCTTGGTTTCGCTTAGCACTTCTTTTAGCTGAACCGGCTTGAGCTCGTCAGGTATGTCGTTCTTTACCTGCTTCCACGCCTGCCAATCGACCGAATAAGAGTCGCCGTTTTTCACGGTGACCTTGCGGCCATCGGCGAGGGTGGTGGTCTTAGAACCTTGGGGCACTTGCTCCAAGAAGGGGAGAATGATGGCTTCATGCGCGACGCGGGCAAGCCGTGCGTCTTCTTCAATCTGTTTGAGCTCAGCTAACCGGGAGACTAGCGATTCGAGGCTAGGTTCGTTGCTTCCGTTTTGTATCAATCGTTGGGTCATCCAGTGTACTCCTTTTCGGTGACAAGAAGAACACTATAGATGACCCACTAAGCTGTCAACGAAATGGTGACAGCTGTAACAATTTATTTAAAATGATGCGATTAGCACGTTGTCGTAGCCTTCGCTGTTCTCTTTCAGCGAAACGAGCTCTAGGTTACGCAGATCGTAGATCAGGTTTTTATGTCGAGCGTGCGAGCGCATGACGTGCGTGTCCCGAGGTTTTACCGCGACGTAAAGCATGTCAGAGCCGATCCGAAGCGCCACAAAACTGGCATCGCGCAAAATCAGCAGCGACTCGCCAAACTCGCCCTTGTAAAATTCTTTGTGAGTGGTGGCAACTTGCATCAGGTATTTGCGCGACTTTGGTAGGTAGGGTGAGTGCGACATCGTCTTCAGCCATGTAGTGTAAGGTCGCGAGATTTCGCAGCCAGGCACCTCGTGAAAGGTGAGGCCGCGAAACTCATAAAGCGGGCAGGTGGCCTCGGTGGCCGCTAGGTCTATATAGGTGTCCCAAAGTCGTTGGCGTTCTTTACGAATCTTGTCCATTAACTACTCCTGTCGCGCTCTCCACGTCCAGTAGGTGGTTGATCAGCGCATTAATCTGTTGTTGTGAATTGATTGATAATGCCGCAAACGTGTCTTGCACGTTAAGGCCATTAGTACTGTCGTCTCGCCCGAAAAGCAACCAAGCAGGCTTCACGTTAAAAAGCTCAGCCAGGCGCACGACGTTCGCGCGGTTAGGCGTTGCCTTACCTGTCTCCCACTTATGAATCACGTTATGGTTTATTCCGGACAACTCAGCTAATTGGCGCAGGCTCAAATCGCGTGCATTGCGCAAGTCGCGGATGCGACTAGCAATGTCTTTCTTCATCCTATTTCTCCCTTAACTAAATTGGTCGTCGACTGTATCCTATTAGGTGACAGCTGGCAACACGTTCGCAAAAACCTCCCTGTCCGTTGCTACTGTCTACCTAAAGGTGTACATTCGCAGCGATGACACACACAGACATTTGGCAAAAAATAGTGATTAGCGAGCTTGCCGCTCGCCTAAACATTTCTCGCGGCTCCGTTTACAAGTGGAAGTGGGCGAACAAGATCCCAGCAGAGCGCGTCGTCGCCGTCGAGGCCATCACCGGCATTAAGCGCGAAGAGCTCCGGCCAGACCTGTATACCCAAAGCCAAGCGGCCAATGGCTGAAGCGATGTCAGACCGCGAGGGTGCGAGAGAGGAGGCGCGGCGGCTGGTCGAAGAAGGACTGACGGTCGTGCCAGCGCATCCGATCGAAAAACGACCGCTGGTGCCTTGGAAGCGATACCAGGAAGAGCCGCCTAGCGAAGACGAAGTTAACCACTGGCTATCAACGCAAAAATACTCTGGCTGCAACTGGGCGATTTTGACTGGGCGGCAGGTGGTGGTGGTCGATACCGACTCGGAAGAAGCGACGGTCTTTTGGGAGACGCAAGCAACTCATACGCCGCGTCGCACGATCACCGCTAAGGGCAAGCACTTTTTCTACCAGGTCAATCCCAACTTTGAGGTACGCAACGGCGTGAACCCAGAGCTCAAGATTGACCTGCGCGGCACTGGCGGCTGCGTCATTGCGCCCGGCTCTATCCATGAGACCGGGCACATTTACTGTCGCGACGAAGACCCTGGCGTTGATTGCTGGTGGCGCGAGCTCCCTATGTTAACCGCCAAGGACATTCGGCTGATCGAGGGGTTCAATACGCCAAAGCCACAGCCAGTGGAAAGCACTGGCTTTAGCGTAACGGACGCGGGCTCGCACCAAGGTAGTCGTAACAATGACCTTGCCAGCGAAATCGGCCACCTAATCAATCGTGGGCTCGACAAGGTCGACGCATTCGAGCAGGCGCTACTTATTAATAAACGCAACACGCCACCATTAGACGCGGATGAGGTCGCCCGCACGGTTGACTCTGTGTACCAAACAGCCGAAGACAATCGCGAGCGCGCCGAGGCCGAGCTTGCAAAGCAGCAAGAAGCGGAGCCGACAAAGCTACAGCCAAAGCCCTTTGTGCTTGGTGACCCAGAGCAGCTGCCAGCCAGGCAGTTCGTCTGGGGGCATGCTTACCCGCGCGGGGTGGTGAGCGTGACGGTCGCGCCTGGCGGGCTAGGTAAAAGCACCATCATCACTGCTGAGGCCGTTGCGATGACGACCGGGCAATCTTTTTTGGGCCGGCATACGGACGCTCGCAAGTGCTGGCTTTGGAACTTAGAAGACCCGATAGACGAGATTTACCGCAAGGTGTACGCCATTGCGCAGCACTACGAGCTCACGCAGGCAGACATCGCCGACCGGCTGCTGATCAACAGCGGGCGCGATGAGCCGCTGATCCTAGCGCAAACCATCGGCGGCCATAATCTGCTCACGCCGGTCGCCGATCAGCTGACCGAGCACATCAAGGCCAACAAAATCGACTGCGTGATCGTTGACCCGTTCGTCAGCAGCCATCAGCTGAGCGAGAACGATAACGTCGCCATAGACATGGTCGTGAAGCGCTGGTCGCAGGTGGCCAGCGACAGCAACTGCGCTATTCACTTGGTTCACCATGTGCGCAAAGACAATGGCATGGGCGGTGCTTCCGTAGCCGACGCTAGGGGCGCAAGTGCCCTGGTAGATGCGGCACGCTTTGTTCGCCGGCTACAGCGCATGACCGCAGACGAGGCCCGTAACGCGGGCATCGACGAGGATCAGTTTTGGCGCTACACACGCGAGGGCGACAGCAAAAACAATCTCTCACCACCATCAGCCGACAGCACTTGGCGCAAGCTCATCAGCATCGAGCTACCAAACGGCGATAGCGTTGGCGTGGCTGAGCCATGGCAGTGGCCTGATGCCTTTAGCGACGTGACGCGCAATGACCTGGAGGCCGTGCAGCGCAAGGTCGCGGCCGGCGAGTACCGCGAGAACGCGCGCGCCAAGGACTGGGTAGGGCAGGCGGTTGCCGACACCATGAACCTCGACATAAAGGACAGCTACGTCCGCGCCAAGGTGCGCCATATGGTCAGCACTTGGATTGCGAACGACGCGCTGCGCATCGTTGAGCGGCCCGATAGGACGCGAATGATGCGCAAGTTTGTCGTCGTTGGACGCTGGGTTCGCGAGGGTGAGGTAGATGAATAATGTGGATCATCCCGCAGAACTACCAACCGTCCTCAGTCTCTGCACTGGATACGGTGGCATCGAGCGAGGACTTGAGCTTGCCGGATATCAACATAGAACAGTCGCTCATGTGGAGATCGAAGCCTTCGCAGCTGCGAACTTGGTCGCAAAGATGGAAGCGGGACAGCTGGTTCCGGCACCTGTGTGGTCGGATCTTAAAACCCTGCCAGCACACTGCTTTCGAGACAGAGTTGATGTGCTCACTGGCGGTTATCCCTGCCAGCCGTTCAGCGCCGCTGGGCTGCGCAAAGGCGCCGAAGACCCAAGGCACCTATGGCCATACATCTACGACCACATACGAACAATTAGACCTGTTCGCTGCTTCTTCGAGAACGTCGAAGGACACATCAGCCTTGGACTGCGAGACGTCATTGCAGACTTGGAAAGCCTTGGTTACCAAACGACGTGGGGATTATTTAGCGCGGCTGAAGTCGGCGCGCCTCACCAGAGAAAACGAGTCTACATTCTGGCCTACGCCAACAGCGCAGGACAACAACCAAGTGAGTGGCAACCCAAATCACCCGAAGCGCGGCACAACGCTGGGCGGGGCAGCGAGGCAATGGCCGACGCCAACAGCAAACGACTCTCCACGCAAAAATATGACAGTCAAAAACGGCAGAAGGGTCACTCTAACAGGCGAGCATTCCATAGGTTTAGCGGACGCAGCGAGACTCTGGCCGACGCCGACGGCCAACGAAGACGCGGCCGGCACGCCGAACGGCAACATGCAGAAGATGCTGGGCAATCACCCAGCGGTACGGGGCACGACGCCAGCGGAGTGGTCAGCTGGGCAACTGAACCCGACGTGGGTCGAGTGGTTAATGGGGCTGCCTTTAGGGTGGACAGACTTAGGCTCTTGGGGAACGGAGTAGTGCCACAAACAGCAGCCAAAGCATGGATTGTGCTCAATGACCAGCTGACCAATGAGCGTGCGTGAATGCGTGAAAACGTGAATAAAAATGGTGCATCAGTCGCGTGTTTTTTACTGATGCACAGCGATGCAGCGCGGGGCATCAGATTATGCCTGCATCGGTACAATTTTAACTTGTACCGAGCAGCTACTACTGATGCAGATTTTTGGTGGTGCAAAAGTAGTGATGCATGACTGATGCAAAAGCAACCAAACAACGCGCAGGCAGTGCCGGTGAGCGGGCGCTGGCAGCGCAGCTGCACGCGGCCGGCGTGCCGTTTGAGCAGGAGCAGGTGCTCATCCCTGGCCGCAAGTTTCGCTTCGACTTCTTGCTCAGCGATACCGACTTGATTGTTGAGGTGGAAGGCGGCACTTGGCGAGGCGGTCGGCATACGACGGGCGCTGGCTTTGCCAAGGACTGCGAAAAATACAATCTGGCACTCGAACATGGTTACCGGGTGCTGCGATACACGACCAATATGGTTACGGATGGAAGCGCGGTTGCGCAGATTGTGCCGCTGTGGCGGCGCAAGCGGCAGCTGAGCGTCCAGAGGAGGCTTCTATGAGGTGTTTGGAGTGCGGGAAGGGTAGTCGAGTGGTTGACTCTAAAAAGACCTTAGAACGCATCACACGGCGTCGTGAGTGTGTACTATGCGGACACAGATGGAACACGATAGAATATCGCGAGGGCGTGAGGCCGAAGGCCGAGCCGATTAAGCCAAAGGCCGAGCCGCGAGCACCGCAGGTGCGCGAGCGGCGACGGTCTCACGAGGAGCTCTTCGACATGCGCGAAGGGTACGATTCGGACATAGACGACATACTTAACGACTTAGGATATTAAGATGCCTGGACGACCGATCATTCGAGAGCAGATGCGTAAGATTAACGAGGTCGGCGAGGATGCAATCTTCTCCGCATTGGCGGGTGGTAAGCCGGTCGTGCAGACGATTGAGTCGCTGCAGGTCGGACGCAGAGCGTTCTATGCATGGCTGGACGCAGCGAAGGGTAGGCGAGAGCGGTACGAGCAAGCGCGTAGGTTCTGTGCTGACTCACTGGCGGAGGAGACGCTGGCCATCGCTGACGGCACGATGGATGCGCACGACGCGACGGTTCGCAAGCTACGGATTCAGAGCAGGCAATGGCTTGCTGGCAACATGAATCCCGACAAGTGGCGTGAGTCAAAGGGGCCGCTGGTAAACGTGACACTTGGCGACCAGCACTT